AACAGCATCCTAATCTTGTAATGAAGTCACAGCTCACCATACTATTAGCCACAATGAAAGCCAATTGGATAAAACTATTGGCAACTATTAGTGCATTCTTAATGCCTATTTCAGGCTTATTGTTTTTGGTAGGCTTTGTGATTGTACTTGATACTATCACAGGGGTATGGAAGAGCATGAAAAACAAGGTTAAAATCACAAGCAGAGGTTTATCTGCCATCATTAGCAAGATGCTACTCTATGAGGTAACGGTTATCTTGTTTTATATGATTGATAAATTTATATTAAATAATATCATCCTGCAGTTTTTCTCGGTAGAGTTACTGCTCACTAAGGTACTTGCACTCATCCTAGTATCAATCGAGGTCATGAGTATCAATGAAAACTACAAAGCAGTAAAAGGCCTTGACCTATGGCAGGCAATGAAAAACTTATTTTCAAGAGCTAAGGATATTAAAAAGGACCTAGATGAAATTAGACACAACCAAGATATTTCAGGAACGCCTATCTAACAGTCAGTACTTCCACGAAGAGTCTGAGAAAAAACAAATCTATCTACACCACACTGCAGGCAATGGTAATCCTGTAGCTGTATCACGTTGGTGGAATAGCAACGGAGATAGGATAGCTACTGCATTTGTAATAGGTGAAAGAGGTAGCATAGTGCAATGCTTCAGCTCTAAGCATTGGGCTTATCACCTGGGGATAGATAGCCAAGATTTCTCAGCTCATGGACTCAAGTATCAAAACCTTAATAAACTTTCTGTAGGTATAGAGGTGTGTAATTGGGGCCCATTGAAGCTAAAAGATGGTAAGTACTACAACTATGTCAAGGGAGTGGTGGACCCATCAATGGTAACCACATTAGATACACCCTACAAGGGTAATAAGTATTGGTACAAATATACGGATGAACAGATTGAAAGCACTCGGCAGTTGGTGGAGTACCTGTGTGAGACCTATGACATTCCTAAGACTTACCGGTCAGAGATATTTGCCATTGACAAAGAGGCATTCAAAGGAACTGCAGGGATCTACACGCATAACAGTGTGAGAAAAGATAAGGCAGATATTTACCCATGCCCCCGAATGATTAAGATGTTACAAAGCCTATAGCACATGAGACTTTCAATAATTATTTTGTCGCTAGTTTCTACTATATTTGCGACATCCTGCTCAGCTCCTAAGCGTGCTCAATGGCACTATAAGAAAGCATTAAAGAATGGACTTAAGGTAGTCCAGGATAGTGATACCATCCGGATAACTACAGTTGACAGCATCCCTGTTATTCACAATGACACTATTGTGTGGGAGAAATTCTACACCACTAAGGATACGGTGATACAATTCAATAACGTGTACGTACCAAAAACAAGATGGCAAACAAGGATTGAGTATAGATATAAAACAAGGGTTGAAAGGATACGAGGTAAGACTATCTATAAAACTGCTCAAGCTAAAGAGGTAGTAAAGTACAAAATACTATGGTGGCCTGTGATTGTTGCGTTTATTCTAGGGATACTCCTAAGATTTCTAATACAAAAGGGGCTCCTAGATAGGATTGCCCTGCTATTTAAGCTATGAGAAAACGTTTATTTTATGACATTGAGACCTCTTTCAATGTCGGTGTGTTCTGGAGGACAGGATACAATCTAAGTATCCAACCTCAGGATATCATTCATGAACGTGCAATCATATGCATCTGCTATAAATGGGAGGGTGAGGATGAAATTCACAGCCTAACATGGTCCAAAAGTCAGAGTGATAAGCAAATGATTGAGAAGTTTGTCAAGGTCCTAGCCCAAGCGGATGAAATTGTGGCTCACAATGGGGATAGGTTTGACCTCAAATGGATACGCACAAGGGCTTTATTCCATGGTATTCAGTTTATGCCATCACCTAAGACTATAGACACGCTTAAATGGGCTAAAAAGTACTTTAATTTTAATAGCAATAAACTAGATTACATAGCTAAGCTACTTAAGGTAGGTGCTAAGATGGATACAGGAGGGCTTGACCTGTGGAAAGATATAGTATTTCGCAAAGATCAGGAGGCATTAGATAAGATGGTGGCCTATTGTAAGATGGATGTGGAGGTACTTGAGGCAGTATTTGATAAACTCAACAGCTATACCATTGCTAACCATAACTATGCCATCCAATACGGAGGTGAAAAGTATGAGTGTCCTGAATGTGCAGGAATAAATGTCAAATACAATAAGAAAGTAGTCACAGCTGCAGGAACTGTACACCATTGGATACTATGCAAGGACTGCAAAAAGCACTACAAAATTAATCACCTGGTATTCACTAAGTATCAGGAATATCTCTACAAGCGTAAGTCTATAGCCTGATTTTTGCGGAGATTATTTAAGCTTATCAACTGATTTCTTATTTAGACTCATTCTAAATTTGTGGAAAATTATGCAAAATTGTTTGCATATATGAAACTTTATATATCTTTGTCAGGTATTAACACTTAAAAATGATATATGAAACAGTTTGAAAGAGCCCTTGACTTTATCAAGACACACGAAAACAACGCAGAGGTACTTGCTTTATTCTTAGAGCAGCTGCTTGTTGAAGCTACTGAGGAAATGACTCAGACAGCATTAGATAACACCGAAGATTTTTTAACCATTCTAAACGCTAACCGATGAAAAAAGAACTATTTAATGTAGTAGCAAGTTTTGCTGTGGTCGTGGGTACCATGGTAGCAATGTATAACGTTTTAATCTTTATGATATGCAAGTAACAATAGGAATAGAAGTAGCTTACTTTGACTTTGATGATGTGCATGGTAACTGTGAGTTCAAAATAACTAACATAACTGATGAAAGCTATGAGGTAGAGCTTAGCAATGTGGTAGCTACTCAAATAATTGGTGAGGTGGAGCTTGACTACATCCTAACTGACACTGAACTTGACCAACTGAATGAGGAGATTATTTGGTGCATCCAGGATACTGACATGATTAGAGACATGCAGGACCCTATGAATTATTTTGATGAGGATGAGTGGAGGTATGATGCATAGAGATATCTCAGAGATGGCTAGATGGTGGACCAAGCAGTCATTTGCAGGAGATAAGGGGGGCTCCTTTAATACCTCCCTATATTTAGAATACTTAAAATGTAAAAACTCATGTACAGATTACTATACTACTATGAAAAAAGGCTCGCAGAGAGCTATGAATTCCCTACCAAAGCCCTGTGTTATTGGAAAGTCAACCAATTCAGGACAGCAGGTACTCATATTTACGGACACTTTGTAATTGAAAAGGTATGCGACAAGATAAGATACTAGAAATACTGTACCCATACATCCCTACTAAAGTGCTAGGTGAGTATCTAGGGTTGACTGCATCCCAAGTGTACAATAAAACGTACAAAAGAGGGATAAAGAAAGACCCTAAGACAAAGAAAGCAATTAACCGGGCCATGATATTAAACGCAGGTAAGAACACCAGGTATGCGAAAGGTCATGTGCCATTCAACAAAGGCATGAAATGTCCTAACCTACTGCTAACTAATGCAGCTGCTACGATGTTTAAGAAAGGCAACAAGCCATTCAACACCAGGGAGGCAAATGCTACTAGCATCCGTAAAGATACAGCAGGTAGATTGTATCACTACACTAAGATAGCAGATAGCGTATGGGTATTAACGCACCGGTTGATGTGGGAGCAGGCTAATGGACCCATCCCTGCAAAGCATATAGTGAGGTTCATTGATGGTAACACCATGAACTTAGAACTGAGCAACCTGGAGTGCATACCAATGAACAAAAACATGACTAGGAACAGCATCCAAAGGTTCCCAATGGAGCTACAGCAGGTCATGAAATTAAAAAGTAAACTTAATAAAACAATAAAAAATGGCAAGAAACGGAATGAACGATCTTAGAGATCACCTCTTTGCAGCTCTAGAGAGATTAAATGATGATGAGCTAACACCTGAACAACTATCTACTGAAGTAGAAAAGGCTCAGGCAATTTCTAACCTGTCTAACTCAGTGATAAACAGTGCCAAGGCTGAGGTTGACTTCATGAAAGCTACCGGCATGATAGCTACTACCAGCAACCTGTTCAAAGGAGTTAATGACCCTAAAAGATTAGACTAATGAAATACACAAGATACTTTAGAATTTGGCTTGAAGATACAGTAGAGCCAGAGGGTGGCACATGGTGCTACATGGGGATGGATGAGAAAGGCTTTTTATGGCAGCTCAACTTCCAATACAAAGAGAATGAACAACCTGAGACCTTAGAGCAGTACCTGCGATGGGGCTACAAAATTCAAGAGATATGAATGAGGAATTATTTGAACTCAGTAAAGTGCTCAATGAGGATATAGTGGATATCATTAGGGCATATCAGCTGAACACACCTAGCAGAAAGCAGGAGATAGTAAGCAAGAGGTACTACCTGTACAACTATATGTATGAGAACAGGCACATGACCACTACAATGATTGGTCAGTACTTTAACCGCGATCATAGTACGGTGGTGCATGGTATTCAGGAGCACAAGTATTGGTACCATAGAAAAGACCAAAACTATCTCAAAATGATATACCCCATTCCAGAACTCATTAGGCCAAAAAGGTCAGACATTAATATCTTTGATGTCGATGTTATGCCAATAGATGACGAAGAAACTAGGGTAACAATCACAGGTAACTTCCCTATTAAATTGTTAAAAAGTTTTCAAGAGAGAATGACTAAGAATGAGATTAGTACTACATTTGAGCTATCATAATTTTTTAAGGGTTAATACTAAGGAGGGGCTTCGGCTCCTCTTTTTTATGACCGTATGACGATGTGACAGTTCTCTTATATAGGGTCCTTATAAAATACACCACTAAAAAAGTTTGTACTTTGGAAAATTTATCGTCATATCGTCATGAAATCACTCAAACATAAGCCTGCATTGGTTTATATACATGACGATAACTTTTATTTATCGTCATAAATTGTCTTTTTATCGTCATTAATTTATATTTGTAACATGTATAACCCAAAAATATCAGTTTTCAGGAGCTTGTTTAACTCCAAAGAAACACCTTTCACACTTGAGGCAATAGAAGTGTACAATAGAATTAAGCAAGGTAACCCCGAGCTGATTAGTAAGATTAAGAAACTGCG